GGGACGAGGCCGGGGCTGACGACGGGGAGCAGTCCCGTCGCTGCGGCCGGTGCGGTCTCACCCACGCCAACGCCCATGGCTGAGACGGCCCGAAGGAAATCGGCCAGCGTCATCTCCTGGCCCGATGGCAGCTTGCGCGGCTCCTGGAAGCCCGTGCCCTTCCAGGCGTGGAAGGCGAGGTAGCCCCGGTTGGTGGAGGTGCAGCGGTTGACGTTGTCCAGGCGCTTGAGTACGCGCTCCATCAACTCCGGGGTGACGTCGCCCTGGGGCGCCCCGGTAATCTTCGTCCCGTCCTTCGCCTCGGGGATGAAGTGCTTCAGCGCCTCTTGGAGGAAGCACTGGCGCTCATGCTCCTCAAGCTGGGCGCGGAGCGTCGCCTCCAGTTTGTCGAGCAGGTCCTTCGCCCGGTTGTAGGACTGGACCCAGACGCCGCGCCCCAATTCCCGGATGCCGATGAAGTCGCTGGTGATGCGGCCGGGGATGTTGACGATGGGCGGGGTGGCGCGGGCGGTTGAGCACAGCAGCGCAAGCAGGACGGGGATGAATCGACTCATGAGACCTCCGGGGTGAACAGCAAAGGCAGGGTAGCAGCCGGGCGCAGAAACGCGAAGGGCGTCACCCTCGCGAGTGACGCCCCGGCAATGCGCGCGTGCGCGGCCGACTACCGCACGTTCTCGTAGACATCGAGAAGCATCATCAGGCGGTTAGCCGCGTCCGCCACGTGCTTGCGCATCGACTCGTTGGAGCCCCCCGCCTCGAGGCAACGCTCAATCTGATCGAGGTTGGACTCCACGGCCTTGAGATGCTCGCCCTCGTTCTGCTTGAGCCACCCGTCCCGGTCTCCACGATAGCGGTTCTTCTCCAACTGCGCTTCCATCAACTCCGCGAAGGCGAGGACATGCTTCGCGGTGGGGCTACTTTCGTTCATAGCGAGTCCTTGGTAAACGCCGCACACGATTGGCGGCACGCGTACGGTAGGACCTTCTGAGCCAGAGGCAAGAAAGACGAAGGGCCCCGTTGCCGGAGCCCTCGCCTACCCTTGCGCCGGGATTTCGTGGGTGCCCCGCGTCGGCGGAGCAATGCCGTTACGGGGTGCGCTCGTACACGGTGACCATCTTCTCCACGGGGCGCACCTCGTGACAGACGATGGTGTCCTTGGCGTACTGAAAGGGTGTCTCATCCTGCTGCTCGGTGGCGCCTCGGCTGTACTGCGTCACGTAGAACTTGCCGGTGCGCAGATCCTGAAACACCATCTCATGACGGATGGACCAGCGCCCCGTTCCCGTGATGCGGTCGGAGATGCGCTTCAGCATCTCCGGATCGTCACTGTCGGCGAGGCTGATGAGGTCTCCCTTGTTGAACTCGGCCGTTGCCATGTTTGCTCCTGTGAGTGCCGGACCCATCCGGCACCACAAAGGTAGCACGCCCCTCCCGAGACGCCAGAAAGACGAAGGCCCGCCGAAGCGAGCCCCGTGGAGACAGCGACCGCGCACAGCCCCCTGGACGCGGCCGACGCGGAGACTACCTCGACACATCGCGCCCCGCACGGAGCAACTCGGCCACCTGCGCCGCTGCCTTGTCGAGCACGTCCATTCCCTCCTTGGCCAGCGCGGCGAGGTGCTTCTCTTCGGGCGACAGGTCACCGTTCGCCACGAGCGAGCGCAACAGCGCGGTCTGGACACTCAGGAAGGCGTTGCGGATGGCGAAGCGGGTGAAGAAGGCAGGCGTGATGCCCTCATTCCGGATGCTGTTGATGGCGGTGATGTCGTTGCGCTGGTTCATGAGGCCCCTCCGAGGTGGTTCGTCACAGGAGTCTCACAGGCCGAGAGAAACGCAAGTCTGTGGCCGGGAGGCGTTCACGGAAGAACGGACATCGGCACGTCTGGCTGCTTGAGTTGTGGGGCGTAACACACGCCATTCCGAAGAAACGTGCCCGGCGCGCACGGCGGCTTCTTGCGGAGACCAACCCAGCATCCTCCGGACAGGAACCCCTCTGGATCCATGCACCTCTCGCGCCGTGTCTCCTGTCCCTCTAGCGGCTTCGAGGGAAGAGGCGTGTCTGGCAGCACCACGAGCGACGTGTTGCTGGTGGTGTCGGCCACCCAGAACGCCGGCACGTGCTCCACGTAGACCGTGGTGAGCGGGATGGGCGGCGGCGGCGCGCCAGCCGTCGTACGGAGCAGGACGAGCATGAAGGTGGCGTTGATGAGATTGCGCAGCAGGTAGGCAGGGGGCGCTTCAGGCAGACGGGGCATGCGGCCACCGTACATGCAGCGCCCACCCGGGTCACGCATTCGGCCGAATCCACTTGCGCATTGGCGTCATGCGCTTGCGGATACGCGCCATGTGGCGTCGGGGTGACAGTGTTCCGCGGCTCGCGATTCGTGCGCGGCGACGCCCAGCGGTACGCTGTGGCCATGCCCTTTCGCCTGCTGTCCCCCGTCTTGCTCCTCCTCGGCTGCTCTCCGCTTAATCACCACCATGGCTACGCGGCCGACGGCGACTGCGCTGGCAACATCGAGGTGAGTTTCTCGAACCACAGTCTCCGGGCCGTTGAACTCGACGTCCACCTCCACGTGGTGATGGAGGACGGACACCGCGCCGGCACAGAGTGGGAGGTGCCCGTGGTGCCTCCGGGCGAGCTGCTTGAGCAGGACGTGATTCTGGTGCCGGAGGGCAGCATCGTCACGCTGCACGTCGAAGCCACCCTCCCGAACACCAGCGACGGCGCCCGCGGGCGGATGGCTGCCGCACAGGACGTGACGCTGGTGGTGGAGCACGGGGAGACCCACTGCGATTTCGCGCTCGTGGAGAGCGCGGGTTCAAGCCCGGTCATCTCAGCGAAGTGCGAGCAGGCCTCGTTCCGGCTCCCGACGCCCATTCCCTGAGTCCGCCACGCCGTGGTAGGCAGCGGCATGCGCTCTCTTCTGCTCCTGCTTGTCGTTGTCCTCACGGCCTGTGGCTCGCCCGACGACATCCCCATCAGCATCGTGGTCCGCAATGACACCGTGAGGGCGGTGGCCATTGGCGTCGAGATCATGCCCGAATGGGGAGCGCTGTATCGGCGGCACTGGCCCCGCGTCGACCCCGGCGCCTCCATCCGCGTGGACGGCCTGACGACTGGCGTGGCGAAGGGCGAAATCCTTCTCCTCGCGCAGCTCGGCGACGGACCGCACCGCATCTTCCGCTTCAAGACTCGGCGCCCCGGGCCGTGGACGTGCATCGTGTGGCCGGTGCACGTGCTCACCCCGGGCGCGGAGTCCTGGGACATCAGCGCCGACTGCCGGCCGTCCTAGGGCGCCACGCTGGTGGGTGGACGCTTCGCCTGTCGCACCGGCACGTGGCATTTGCCGGCGTGGGCGTAGTAGATGCCGCAATTGTCCGGCCCCACCTCGCCCTCGATGACGAGCCAGCACCCACCGTTGATTTCCTTCTCGCGCGGCGGTGTACAGGGGGGACGCTTCTGTCCCTCGAAAGGCTTGGATGGAAGGTTGCGCGCGACGACACCGGCGTCCTCCTCCAGCCCGTCCGTCGCCCACGTTTCGGGCGGGGCCTCTTCGAGAACCGGGGCGGGTTGCATGTCCGCCTGGATGGCTCGCGCGCAGCTCAGCGTGATGGCGGCACACCCGAAGGCGCCGAGCGCCAACCCGCCCCACACTGCGCGCTGGAACCGCTTCCGCCGTGCCTCGCTGCTCAACTCCGCTTCCACCGCCCGCGCCCACCTCTCCGTCTTCTCCTGCTGCTCCTGCTCCGTCATGTGCCGCCCCCGCTTGGGTGAGGCGCCACCCTCGCGCACCATGTCTCGGCGCGGTATCGGGCGGGTGGCGGATTCGTCACGGACCCATCCGGGTATGCCGGGACACCGGCCGTGTGCTAAGCGGACGGCCATGACCAGAACCCTCCTCGCCTTCCTCCTGCTGTTCTCCCTCTCGGCCAACGCCCAGTCCGTGGCCCCTCCGGCGCGCCCGCCGCTGGTGCGCCCGGTCGTCAACGAGCCCTACTTCCCGACTCCGGGCGCCACGCCCGAGGGCGCAGGCGCGTCGCACGGCAGCATCCCTGGAGCCACCACCCCGCCCCGAGCCAAGGTGCCGCCCTCGCCCAACAAGCGCATCCTGCCGGCGTCCACCGAACCCGGGCTGTGGGCTGCGGATGGGGCGCCGAGGGCTTCCAGGAGCGCGCCGCCCGCGCTCTTCGGCGTGACGCTCCCCTATCCGGCATGGGCGACCGAGCCCGAAACCCAGTGGAGCACTGACATGTGCATCGTGGGTATGCACAACTCGGCGGTCACCACCGGGATGTACAACACGATCATCAAGAAACCGGAGTCGATCCGCGCCTGCATGGCCGCCCGCGCCTACTTGCTCTGCGCGATGGGCATCGCCAACAAGGCGGCTCCCGACTCGCAGGAACAGGCGCTCCTGAGGAACACGGAGGCGCACGCCCAGGCGCTGGTGGACCTGCTTTGCGCGGGCGCGGGATGGACGGATGACCACGCACACGTTCTACTGCAAGCCAGCAAGGACTGGATCAAGTACGTCAACCAGTTCGCCACTGCTCATCGGCGCCACTAACCCAGGAGAGAGCGCATGCCTCAGTCCGGAACTCCGAAGCCCAACTTATCCTACCTGCTCGGCACCACCGACGAGGGAGTTCTGGCAGAGGCCGAGCGTGTGTGGGCTGGGTGGGTCTCGGCTCCGTCGGGATCCCTCGATGTCGGTGGTCTCCGCGCCGCCTTCTCGGGCACCACGGCGCTCCCTCCGCCCGAGGACAAGCCATGAGCAACGACCGAGACGACATTGCCGCCGCCCTGCACCGCCTGGGAGAGGACTCCTACGACGCGTCCGCCGAAACCCGGAGGATGAGCGAGGAGGTCCGAGGCGCGACCGAGCGCGTGTCTGGAATCTCCCAGTGGTGGCGAGCGGAAGTCGCCCGCTTCGATGCTCTCGCTGAGGTGGCCGAGCCCGTGGAACCCGTCGGCCTCTTTGGTCCGTTGCCCATGGCCACGGCCTGAACGATGGGTCGTCCCAGACCCACCGTATTCGGGAGGATGTTGCAACCGCATGGCATTATGGCACAAGCGCTCCACCGTGACGGGAATCAACCCGCCACGTCACACCGGAGTCGCCGTGTCCTCTCGCCTCATCCTGCTCGTCCTGGGTCTCGTCATCGCCCCGTTGCTCGCGGGGTGCGGGGACCTTCCCCCGGCGCCCACGCCGCAGCCGACCGACGGTGGGGGCGGCGGGCGGTATGACGACGAACCCTGCCACCCGGGACGCTTCGTAGGCGAGTCGCTCGCCACCTCGGAAAAGGAGATGGTCGAGTGCTACGGCCGATGGCTCATCAGGACGCCGACCGAAGTTGTTTTCTGCCCCAGCGCGCCGAATTCCTGGGCATGTCCGGTCCCCGCACTCCAGTTCGTGGTGGACCGTGAGTTGATTGTTGGATGGTCAGGTACGCACTGACGGCACTACAGGGGCAGCGACACGCCATCCAGAGGGAGTTCTGCCCCCGCTGAGACCGACTGGACACGCACCCTCCCGTCAACATCAACATCCAGAAACGTAGTACCTCCGGTACTGGCGATGCGTACCGCTCGTCGCTCCTTGGGCCTGTAGCCCTCCGGAAGAATAAGCATGTTGGCATAGCCAGCCGGCGCTGGGGTTGGGGCCACGGCGAGTCCCTTGAACTCCAGGTTTCCAAGACTGTTGATACGGAAGCCGCAAGCGAACCCCGGCGCATTGGCCCACCCGGACAGGAAACTGGTGAATGGCCCCACGAGTTTCCATCCCATTTGGGATAGCACAGCGCGACCAAATTCCATGCTGTCGATGTAGATGTCCTGTGCGTTTGATGCTTCCGCCCGGACGTATGCGTTGGCATATCGCGCGTCCGCAGGAGCCGTTCCAATGACCTCGTAATCAACCCACGCACCATTGGTCCCAGTCAATCCATGGAACGGGCCACCCACCAAGACCGCTCCTGCCGAATTAAAGAATTGAATCGCTACCGACGCATCGCTGACTGCTGTTCCGGCGATACGAACCGCGATGCGTGCAGCGTATGAGACCCCGCCGCGTACGGACATCAGACCGCAGACTACCGCTGCCGTTCGTCCCGCTAGGACTCGAAGCCCCCTGCCTCCCGAGTAACTGTCTGTGGTTTCCAGCACGTCGGCCCCCCACGAACCCACCTCGACGGCCCACATGTCTGGAGGCGCCCCCGAGACGCTGAGGGCCTCAAAGTCGGCGTTTGGCGGGTTCGTGCCGTAGGCGACTTTGGGTTGGAACGATCGCACCTCGACGTAGCGAGGCGTGAACGATGCCTCGGAAGACACGGAGCGGTTGCCCGCCTTGTCGATAGAGACGACCTTGGCGTAGTGGGTGGTGCCCGGGGTGAGGCCCGTGGGTTCGAACTTCGAGACGTTGCCCCGCACTCGGAAGGTGCTCGACGTCGCGGCGAACCCGGGCGAGGTGCTCAGGTGCAACTCGTACTCCACCGGCAGGGGCGGCACAGCGGGCGGAGCGAAGGAGATGACGCCGCCCCCCGATGTGCCCGTGGCCGTCAGCGCGGAGACGGCGTCCGGCGCCGAGGCAGTAGGCTGCCGGGTGACTCGCCCGTCGCGCATGAGCCACTCGTCGTTCGCGCCCACGGGCTTGCCGCGCAGCTGCAACGTCGTGCTGCCGCCACGGGCGTCGATGCGGTGGGAGAGGGCCACCACGGCGAGCGTCTGCGCGGAAGAGAAGTGGTCCTCATCGGCGGGGAACGTCACCATGTCGCCGAGCTGGAGATCGTAGCGGTGCCACACCGTCACGCCCATCTCCAGCAGCGGGTCCTTCAGGTCGTCCCGCGCCGCATCCGCCATCGTCTGCGCCTCGCCCGCGCTGTCGATGGGGCTGTCCTCATCCTCGGCGAGGCGCATCACGGAGCGCCCGTAGGTGGCAATGGAGGCGGCGTCTGTCGCCGTGACGTAGGACAGGGTCGGCTTGCCGCTCGCGTCCAGCACGGAGCGGTTGTAGTACGACAGACTCACCACGTTGCGCACGTCGTGCACCGACTGCGACAGCCGAGTCACCTTCTTGATGTCCTTCGGCTGGAAGGTCCACAGCGAGGTGCTGGCGGTGCGGTTCGGCTTGATGAGGGTGAAACGGAAGGCGCCCGTGCCGCTGTCCCACAGGTAGCGCACGTCCCATCCAATCCTCAGCACCAGTTCGCGGATGGCGCTGAGCACCGGCCCCTTCTTCTGCTTGAAGCGCCCGAAGACGGCACCCGTGGCCACCGGCACGTAGAGCGTCACGCCCGTGGCGTTGTCGGTGAGAATGGACTGGAGCACCGTCTCCACCGGCACGCCGGCGTCGCTGCCGTACCCGCGCTCCACCTCAATCTCAGCGCGCACCAGCGCCCCGGCCAAGTCCCGGCCGGTGAAGGAGATAGGGTCGTTCTCGAGGGACAACTCGTCAATCCGCCCCCGGAACACTTCCCGCCAGTCGCCCGCCGTGGCCGCGTCCCCGAGAGGCACCGTGGCCGTCTCGATGTAGAAGGGGCGATTGAGGGCCAGCGCCCCCGTCATCTTGTTGGACACCAGCGGGTTGAGGGACAGGTCCTCCAACCGGCGCCGCACCTGCACCGTCGCCTGGGCCACCCCGTCGTTTATGCTCTCGTCCCAGTCCACGGAGACGAGCCAGTCCCGGTCCTCGAGGGCCGTCACGTTCTGAAACGCCGCACCGTCCCAGAGCCACACCCGGACGTGCACGCTGTAGCCGTCTGGGGCTTGGAGAACGGCGGCCTCCTGCGCCGAAAGGGTTCGCATGTCAGATCTCTCGTAGGTTGAATTCCAGCACATACCCAGTGGTGAGCACGCCGTTGAGGACGCAGCGCACGGCGCGGCTATCCGTCACCCGGCCGCGCCAGGTGGATGAGGCGCCTCCGAAGTCTCCGGCCGCGTGAATGCGCGGTAGCGCGGTCCAGGCCGTCGCGGCGTGCCGAGCGTACAAAAGGGGCGCCCATGCACTCGGCACGGCGTACGGCAGCGCCACGAGGTCATCAAAGTCGGTGAGCCCAGAGAGGCCCGAGAGGGTGACCGAGCCGCCCGTGACGGCGATGCCGAGCGGGTTGCCCACGAAGAAGTTTCCGTTCTCCCAGCGAAAGCCGTCGCTGCGCACCACGTAGTGTTTCCACACCCCGGACTCCTTGCGCCACACCAGAAGCGTCCAGGCGAGGGGGAGGAACTGCGTGGCCCAGGATATGGACGCCCCCACCGAGAGGCGCAGCAGCGACGCGCCCCACACCGCACCGCCAGAGACGAGCGTCCCTGTGCCAGAGGCCACGGCGCGCCCGCGCTTGCTGTGCAGTTCCGAGTCAAACGCCCACGTGTGGCCCTTGCCCTCGATGAGCCCCACCCAGGCGTCCAATTCCGAGGCCGGAAGCGGAATGGTGGTCATGCTCCACTCCCGCTTGGTGGTGTTGGGGCCGCCAGCCAGTACGCCCGCTGGGCTGCGCTCGGCCTCGCTCCCAACAGCCGCGTGCGCGAGGGACACGCCGTCGGCAGACACAGGCACCGTCACGCCATTGAGAACCAGGAAGGCCATGGCTAGTCCCCGCCTCCGTTGCGGCGGCTGAACTTGCTGCCGCCAGAGCGCTTGCCCTTGTCCTCGAGGTGCTCGCGTACGAGGTCGGCCACGCGGACGGGGTCCGTCTCGCCGTTCACGTTGATGGTGGTCTTGCTGTTGTCGTTCACGGTGGTTCCGCCAGAGGGCGCCCCGGGACGCGCACCACCCGCGCCCGTGGCTGGGTCGGCCGCGTTGAAGCGCGCCAGTTCCACGCGCCACCACTGCGGAATGCCGGAGGTGCTCTCCGTGGCTGAGCGCGCGGCCTCGGCGAGTTTGCGCGTCTCCTTCGAGGCCTCGTAGGACGAACCCTCCAGGCGCTCCATGGCCGCATCGATGCCCGACAGGTTGAGTTTGTTCTTGAAGCCGAAGAGTTCGCCGATGCCGTTGATGATCTCCCCGATGAACTTGACGAGTCCCAACACCACCATCCCCAGGGCCTTCAGCACCTCGAACAGCGGCTGCGCCACGAACTCGACGATGGGCGACAGCGCACCAATGAGCGCTCCCAGGCCGGCCGCCACCTCGGCCACCACCGTGAGCAGCGGGAGAAGCGGCTCCACCAGCAGGCCCACCGTGTCGGCCAGCCTCTGGAAGATGGACTCCAACTCCGACAGGGCACCCTGGAACGACTCGCTCTGAGAGAGAAGGCCTACGAGTCCGCCCACCACCGCGCCCACAGTGCCTGCCGAGGCACCCGTTTTCACGCCCTCCAGCGTGGCGTTGATGGCCGAGCCGCTCGGCTTCAGCATGCCGGCCAAGTCCTTCGGCACGTTGGCCCGCGCCTCGTCCATGGACTTCAGGGCGTCGGCCGCCACGGAGGCATTCTCCGCCAGCGCCTTGGTTGCCTCGGCAGCGAGGTTCGCCTGCCGCGCCTCGCCCAGGCGTCCGGCGCGCTCGAGCGCTGCGGCTTCCGCCCGGAGCGTGGCTTCACGTTTGAGCGCCGTGGACATGGCGTCGAGCGCTGCGTTGAAACTCGCGAATCCGGCCGTCGGGTCGGCGTCGCTCGCCGTCATCGCCGCTCGTCGTGCCTCGACGGCGCTGTCGATGTCGGCAAGCTGATTGCTCAGCGCTGCGGCTTGCCCATCCATCCACAGCGCGGTGTCGATGGCTGCCGCCTCCATGGAGCGGAAGGCATCGGCAGCGGACGAGGCGCGCGCAGCCAGGTCTTCGAGTTCGGCCGCCCTGCGGAGCGCCGCATCCGCGCCGATAGCGTCTCCGTCCTTGTCGCGCTTGCCTGCCTCGTCCCGGGCGCTGGCCGCGTCCTTCTGTGCCTGCGCCATGCGCGAGAGCGCGTCGCCCTCGTCGGCGAATCCGGCCGTCGGGTCGGCGACTCCGAGACGAGCGACGGCGGCGCGGTCGATGGCGGCGTGCTGGCGCTCCAGAGCGAGGGCGGCCTTGACGTAGTCCTCCAGCGCCTTGGCCGACTCTTCCTGGGCCTTCTTCGCCGCCTCAGCCAGTTTCTTCTGGGCCTCGGCAGCGGCCTCGCTCGCCTTCTTCGTGCGGTCGATGGCGGCGACGTATGAGTCGGCAGCGGGCTTTGCCTTCTCCGAGTCCCTGGCCATGACGGCCCCTGGCCCCGCCTCCTCCCAGATGGCCGCTAGTTTCTTCCCGGTGTCGGCGAAGGTCTCTCGAAGTTTCTCGCCGGCTAGGTCGGCACTCCGCCCAGCCGCCGCCTTGTCGCCGCCGAGGAGGTTGGCCAGCGCCGAACCCTCGCCCGCCAGGATTTCCCCGGTGGACTCGAAGGCGGCACCTACCAGGACAGCGGCCGAAGCGAGGACGCGCACGGTGCCCGCGAGGGACTGGGCCACCGCGTCGAATGCCTCGGCGCTGCCCTTACCAACGGTGAAGGTTTCGGACAGCGCCATCATGTTCGGCGCCAAATCCTGCGCCACGCGGGCGGCGAGTCCCTCGCTGGCCTTCTTCAATCTGTCCAGCGCGTCGTTGAAGTCTCCAGCCGAAGCCGAGCCCTTCGCGGTGATGACGTTGCCGGTGCGCTCGGCCTCCTCGGCGAACGCGGCGAGGCCCGCCTTGCCGTTGTTGAGCAACGGAATGAGCTTCGTGCCCTCGTCCCCAAAGAGGCGCATGGCCAGGGCCGTCTTGCCGGCTCCGTCGTCCGTCTCCGCGAAGCGCTGGGCGATGTCGGCAAAGACGGCCTCAGAGGCGCGAAGTTTCCCGTCGGCATCGGCCGCTTCAACGCCGATGGCGCGAAACATGGCCGCCTGCTCCGAGGCGGGGTCAGCTGCCTTGGCCATCATGTCGGCCGTCTTCGACAGCGCCTTGCCCACCATCTCCGTTGAGGCGGCCGAGAAGGCGCCCGCGTAGGCGAGTTTCGACAGGGCCTCGACCGGCACACCCACGGCGGCCGCCAAGTCCCCCATCGAGTCGGCCGCGTCTGCGCCGGACTTGATGAAGCCGGCGAGGCTGCCCAGGGCGTCCTTCAGGAAGTCGAAGGAGAGCGCACCGGCGATGACGTTGCCGGTGCGCTCGGACTGCTTGGCGAACTCCTCCAACTTCTTGTTGGCCTCGTCCAGGCCGTGACGGAGTTGGGCAGACTGAAGTTGAAGGTCGACAACGAGGGACGCGAGTTTGGCCACGGCCTATTCCTTCTTGGTGCCGCCTCCGAAAGCGTTCCGGAAGAAGGCGATGGTCTGCTCCGCGGTCATCTCGGGAGGCGCGGGCGGCCGAAGCATGAACTTCATCGGGTCCGCCACGACTCCGGGTCGCATGTGCGGAGCCATGGCCACGGCGCACCGCATGCCGTGCCACGCGTCCAGAGCGGGAAAGCCGAATGGCTCGAGACTCATGTACCAGAGCCAACCGCGCCACTCCTCGTCCGTGAGGGCGGCGAGGAGGTGGTCGGGATGCGCGTGCGTGCCCAGCGCGAGACAGAGCCGATAAGCTGCTATGCGCTCGTGCTGGGCTTCGGATTTCCCGGCGCACCCCCTTTGCCGGAAAACATGGCGAAGCAGCGCTCGGCGATGGTGCGGAGCGACTCAGCCGAGATGCCTTCGAGGAAGGCGGGGACGTCGTCGGCCGAGAACATGTGGGCGCCGTCTTCGTCCACCAGCATGTCGGCCACCATGGCCCGGATGGTCTCGGCGCTGGCGAAGTTGGCGTTGGACTCGCGCAGTCGTACGGCAAGGCTCGCTGACGGCTTGGCGAGCAGCAGCGGCGCGCTGTACTCGGGTAGGTCGAGCGGTTCGACCTGCCGCTTCGGACAGCGGGCCTGTTCCTTGGTCAGGTAGCGCATGGCGTGGTCCTCGCTCAGGCGGGGTCGGTCCAGGTCGGCTCACCGGAGATCTTGAGCGTCACGGAGTTGGAGAGCTTGTCGTTGACGCCACCCGCGCTCATGCCGAAGGCCGTGACGATGGCGGAGAAGCCGACGGTGGTGCCGCCAGGGAACTCGATCATGTACGCCCCGGGCGCGCCGCCGAGCGCATCGCGAACCGCCTTCTGCGTGGTGGTACTCATCCAGTTGCAGTCGAAAGTCACCTCGCCCGCGTCCTTCATGCCGGACGCCACCTCCATCCACGTGGAGTCATGGGTGGTCATGTCGATCGTGGACGCGGTCATGTTCGGCCCGCCCAGCGTGGTGATGTGGCCGACCGCGACGGTCGCCAGTTTCAGCGTGGTGCCCTTGGATGCCCTGCCGGCCATGTCGTGCGCTCCTGCGTGCTCGGTACCTCGTGCACCGCAAGAGTCGCCCGGAGCGCGGACAGGGCTCAGCCGCGCACGCGCTGCACCATGTAGTCCGAGGAGACGACGTAGAGGCTCGTCTCGTTCTCGTACGCGTCGCTCTGGCCCTTGCGCGTGACGCTGATGGGGGGCCCTGTCAGCACCCCAAGAACATCATCAGCAGCCTGAGCGAGCGCGTGCGTGGCCGCGTATTCCGAGCCATAGCAGTCCACCTGAACCCGGGCCGCCTCGAGCAGTTCTGCTGGCGCGTCCCCGTGCGTGTGGTGAGGCGCGGCGGACACGAGACGCAGGATGACGAAGGGACGGACCACGCCTTGCGGCGCCGCCACCGGAAAGACGCGAGCGCCCACCAGCGAGGAGACGGTGGGCGCGGCCAATAGGACATCCCGGACTGCCTGAATGTGCGTCACTTCACCCTTCCTTGGGCGGCGCCTGCTGCCTTCGCGCGCCTCTTCCGCACGCGCTCGATGACCTTGGCCAATTCGCCCTTGAGCGTCGTCACCACCACGTCGGCGTTCTCGTCGAGGGCTGGGCGGAGGAACGGGCGCGCCGCCTTCTTCGAGGTGCCCTTTTCGATGAAGTGCCAGCGCCAGTGCGGGGACTGATAGTCCAGAGGGCGTTCGCTGTCCGGCGCGCCCGTCTTCGCTTTGGCGATGCGCAGACCCACCACGGCCACGCCCGCCCCATCCTTCGGCGCCTGGGTGACAATGCGAATATGGTCGCGCAGCAAGCCGGTATCGATCGGGGCTTTCGCCTTCGCGGCGTCCAGCACTGGCTTGAAGGCCTTGCGCCCAGCTGCGCGCAAGGCCTTCTGTCCGTCCTTCGGACCCAGGCCGACCAACTCCTGCTCCAGGTCCCTCAGACCCTGGGCCAGTTCGAAGAGGCCGTACACCTTCATACGCGCGCTCATATAGTCTCCTCCACCAACTCCTCAGCGGTAATGACGAGCTCGGCCTTGCGCGCCTCCAGGTCCACCGCCGAGGTGATGTTGTGCGCCTTGCCACCGAACAGCAGGCGCATCCCGGGCGTCACCCCCGGCAGGTAGCGCAGGCGGAACACCACCGGCACGCGGGCGTTTCGCTGGGCGCTCTCCCAGACCTCGGAACCCGAGGCGCGGTCTACTGAAGCGGCGCGGGAGGCGAACTCCTCCCAGCCGCTCAGCGGCCCACCCGCAGCGTCCGTGCCAGCCTTCCGCCGCTGGATGACGACGCGGTGCCGCATGGCACCCGGCCGCATCACAGGCGCACCAGTCGATACGGCGAGAGCAGAGAGTCGACAGCGAAAGCCACCTTCCCCATGGACACACCCGCCACCTCCGGAACGCGGTGCTCGTACATTTGGGCCACCAGCAACAGCAGCGACTGTTTGATGTCCTCGGGGACGGCATCCACCGCCCACCCGACGGTGTACCGCACCCGCACGGCGTCCCACTGACAGCGCGTGGACGGCCAGGACTGCCCGTAGGCCAGCAGCAGGCGCCCAGGCGCAGACACGGAGTCGGCCGAGTAGGTGTCGGATCTGAGCGTCTGCTGGGCGCCTGCTGCGTCGACATAGGCGACGGACAGGACGGCGCCGAGGTTACCGCCCGACAACTCCAGCGGGCCGTATGGAAACCCCTCCAGCACGGCCTCTCGCGTCTGCGTAACGAGGCCACGCCAGCACGTCTCCTCAACGTGCCGGCGCGCAGCCTTGATGAGCGCAGCCACGTAGGCGTCATCCTCGGCGCCCTCAAGGCGAAGATGGCTCTTCGCCTCGGCGAGGGTGATGGGTTCCGACGTCGGCGGGGTGACGACGTGGACGCGCATGGACTACTTCCCCTTGCTGGGCTCGGGCGGCCTCGCCTGCGTCTCGCTCACCTCTTCGCCCGACTTGAGCTGGAGCGCCACCTCGGCGGCGCGGCCTTCCACCACGTCGCCGGCATTCACCGTGCGGACGTGGTTTCCGGTCTCGCCGGCCCACAGGAACTCCTTCGTCACCTTGACCTTCATAGCGTCCTCCAGGCTCAGGCGACGGGGGCGCGCTTCGGGTGCGCCTGGATGGCGACGCAGCAGAGGAAGCCGCCCGTCGTGGCGCCAGTCTGGACGACCTTCGCGCGCACGTAGCGCTTGGTTCCGATGTAGCCCACGCGCTTGACCGCGTTGGCATCGGCCGAGCCGAACGCCGGCTCGGTGCCGAGCAGGTCCGCGTCGGCCACCGCGGCCTCGTCGGACATGTTCGCCTCTTCACCCTCGTACAGCGTGACGGTGAACGTGCCGTCTGTGATGGCCCCGGCCACAAAGACGAGCTCGAGAGAGCCGAACTCGGAGACGTCGAGCGTTTGCCCCGTGGTGGTGCCGTTTCCGGCGATGATGGCGGCCGGACTGATGCAGCGCGACGGCTTGAAGTTGTTGTGCAGGTCTCGCATGTCGTGTCCTGGTTCAGGCGGAGAGGGTGAGCACCTTGGCGGCGCGATCCTGGACGAGCATGCCGCCCACGCGCTTCGTCGTGTAGAACATCACGTGCGGCTTCTCGGTGAACTCGTCGCGCAGGACGCGAACGCCACGCACGTCGTAGATGGTGTACGCACGGCGGAAGTCAGCGAAGATGAGCGCGTTGGCGTCGGCGGCGGGGTCCGGCATGTCGTCGTTCTCCACGATGCCGTAGCCCAGCAGAAGACCGCTGCTTCCCTGGGCGAAGTTGGGTTGCCAGAGGTAATTGCCCTGGCCGTCCTTGAGCTTGCGGATGGCCGCGAGGCTCAGATTCGACAGCATGAACTGGGCTCCCTGGCGGTACCCACGCTTGAGCGCGTGGACGAGGTCGACGATCTTGTCGGCCACGAAGGCGCCCGGAGAGCCGGTGACGATCTTCTGGATGGAGCCGAAGGAGCGGGGACCGTCCGTCGCGGTGGAGAGCGTGTAGGCCAGCAGACCCTTCGGCTTCTCCGAGCCATCGCCCGTGAGGAACGCCGCGTTCTCCTGCTCGGCGAACTCCAGCCCCACCTCCTCGGACAACCACGCTTCGATGTCCACCGCCGAGTCATCCAGCGCCCGCTGGGTGGACTTCGGCTTGGCGTAGAGTTCGCCGAAGTAGGGCTTGAGCGTCGCCAGGGTGGGCGTGCCCGTCTCGGCGCGGGACTGCTTCTCGCCCACCCATCCGGAACTGGCGCCGCCCTGGGACACGAGTTTGGTGTAGTTCTCGTTACTGAGCGTCTGGACGTTGCAGACGGTGCGCATGGGGGTGTTGTCGCGTTCGTAGCGCTCGATCATCAGGTCGAGCGTCTCGGGCACGGCGTACCCGCCATCCGGGTCGGAGCCGACGGAGATGGCCGCCTTGAGGCTGGTGACGTCGCCCTTGCGCAGGTAGCCCTGGAACGCTTTGCGGTGCTCGGCCTTCTTGGGGTCGGCCTCGGCACCGTCGGCGGGCTTCAGGCGCTGGGCCTGCTTCTGCACCTCGTCGACCTGGGCCAGAACCTCGGTCACCCGGGCGTTGAGCCGGTCGACCATCTCCCGCGTCTCGGCGGTGGCGTGGCCGTTCTTCTTGACCTCCGCCAGCGCCTTCTCGTTCTCGGCCCGGAAGTCAGCCACGGCCTTCTTCACGTCTTCCACTGCGTTCTGCACGTTCAAAGTGTCGACTCCTTCAGGCCGCGCGAGGGCGGAGGGTTGCGGTCAGGTCCAGCAGCGCGGCAATTTCCGCGCTCTCATCCGAGGCCGCGGCCTCGGAAATCTCGTCGGTGAAGCCCAGGGCCTTGGCCTCGGCGGCGGTCATCCATGTTTCGGCGGCCATCCACGCGCGCACGTCCTCCACACTCTGCTTTGTGCGCGTGGCGTACCGCTCGGCGTAGGTTCCGTTCTCCTTGTCGAGGAGGTCGGCCGTTTCGCGCAGCGCAGCGGCGTTGCCCATGGCCAGCGTCCACACTTCGTGAATCATCCACGTGGCGTCGCGGGCGGTGATGATTCGGTCACCGACCATGGCGACGTAGGTCGCCGCACTGGCGGCGATGCCATCGACATGGACTACCACCTCGCGCCCGCCGGCCTTGAAGCGCTCGATCTGGGCGAAGATGGCCTTGGCCTCGTAGATGTCACCACCAGGGGAGTTGATGTAGATGTCGAGGGCCGTGGCCCCCTTCATGCCGTCCAAGGCCGTCTGTACCGACTTGGCCGTAACGCCGCCGCCAGTCCACCAATCCTCGCCGATGGAGTCGTAGATGTAGAGCGAGCCGCGCCCCGCCGACACGTCGGCGCGGAAGCCTCCAGCGCCCGAGGCCTTGGCGTGACGGGCGGCAATCTGGTGGGCCCGCTGGAGGCCTCTGGGGAGCGACAGGTCGCGCATGGGTGAAATCCTCGCGTGGGGCGCGGACACCTATTCGTCCGCCGGGGGCTTGCCGTTGACGGCCATGTTGAGCGGCGTGAGGTAGATGTCACCCCCCTCCCGGGGGTTCATGTCCTCGCGGTCCCGAATCTCGTTCGGGGACATGGCGCCATCCTGGACGAGCGAGTGGTAGAAGGCCGCTCGTGCCTGCATGTCCCCGCGCAGCAAGCCCGCGACGTTGAACTTGGCGAAGTACCGAGGCCGCTCCTCTGGCGTGAGGAGTTGGAAGTGCGCCCGCTGCTCGATGCGCGTGAGGTACGGCATGAGTGTGTGCACGACGAAGTCCAGGCCTTGGTGCTCGATGTTGCTGAAGGTGGCACGCTCCAGGTCCCCAATGAGGTGAGGCGGCACGCGGTAGAGTCCGGCGATCTCGCTTCGCTGGTACTTGCGCGTCTCCAGAAACTGGGCGTCAGCAGCAGGCATCCCGATGGTGTGCCACTTCATGCCCTCTTCGAGAATCATCGGCCGGTGAGCATTCTCTGCCCCCTGGCGTTCCTCCACGCTGTTCTTGAGATTCTTGTACGCCTCGGGGCTGAGTTTCCCTGGAACCTCGAGCATGCCACCTGGTTGCGCCCCATTGGCGAAGAGCTTCGCGCCGAACGTCTCAGCCCCGATGGCGAGCCCGATGGCCTCCCGCGCGTGCTGTACGGGGTTGGCCCCGAGGAGCGCGTCGAAGGACGGTAGCTTGATGTGCAGCACGTCCGACGCGGGAAGGGTGTCCACCTTGCTCCGCTTCAGCGCCACCCGGTATGACACCGCGTCCGCGTCCGCGTCGTAGACGGGCGTAACCGCGTCCGGGTGGAGGGGATACAACTCCTTTACGCGAAGCCGATTGGACGGGCCTGTGCGGATGATTTGGCTGTAGGCATTGCCCTTGTACCCGAGGCATCCCAGCGTCCACTCACGCCACTCCTGGGCCGTCTGCCGCTTGTTCGGCGCGTAGTGGAGCACCTCGTACAGCGGATGGTTGGTGGCCTTCTTCTTCTCTGTCCCGCTCTGCTCCAGTAGATGGACGGGGAGCTGACCCACCGACTCAGCCAGCACTCGGACGCACGAGAAGACGGCGGCGAGGGCAAGGGCCCTCTCGGGCGTCACGTCCATGCCAGCGGCCGAGGTGCTGCGCCGAGCGAGTACACGGGCGAGCTCCTCAGAGGTCCGCACCGCCGAGGCGCGAAAGAGCCGGTCGAGCATCACTCACCCCCAGCGGATGCGCGGGCACGAGCCGCCTGGAGCGCGTAGCCCAGCAGCAGCAGGCCGCCGAGGATCCATGCGGCGGGCCGGTACACCTGTCCCACGCCGTACAGGAAGGCGGCGAGCCCCACCAGCGCGATGATGAAGTCGGGGAGTCCCTGACGCATGGACAAAGCGTACGAGCCAGCGCGGACAGGGTTAGAGCGTCAGGATGCCCCGGCGCTCGTACACGCTCCCCGTGTCCTCGGGGGCCAGCAGAGCGCGGTTCAGGGCCATGATGGTGGCCACCACCCCGTCGATCTTGTTCTCGTCTCTCTCCTTCCGGGGGTAGATGTTGCCCTTGGCATCGGTGTGGCACACCACGTTGGAGACCATCCAGCGCATGACCGGATTGCCGTCGTGGTGGAGCCGCCCCTCCAACACTAGAGCCTCGAGCATCTTCATGGGCTCGGAGAAGTGCTTCACGTTATTTGGTACCTCCACCATGGTCACCCCCTCGGCCTGCATCTCGCCTGAGAATTGGTTGGCCTGCCAGTCGTCAAAGCCCACTTGCTGGGGGGCGTGCAACCGCATGTCGGAGCGGACGTCTTCTTTGACGGCCTCGAAGTCGAGCGTCGAACCCGGCGTGACCTTGACCCACCCGTCTTTCACCCACCCCGCGAGTTGGCTGTTCTTGCTCTCGTCCACGGCGCGCTTGGGCAGGTAGGAGTCCACGAACAGGTAGTAGTGCCGGACGGTGCGAGCGTCCTCGGCTGGCAGGTCTCGCCAGAAGACCTTGGCACGACAGGCGAAGTCCTTCTTGCTGGCCAAGTCCAGGCCAAGCGTGCACGGCGCCTTGAGGAAGTCCGCCTCTCGAAGCGCCGAGTCGGCACATCGGTCCCACTCGTCCATGTCCATCCAGCCGACGTCGGCGTTACACCACACGTTACAGTGCTTGGTGAGAAAGCCGTTCTCCTTCGCCGCGCTCTGCATGGCGCCGTTGGCGGCGGCGCGGTACATGCGGTGGTCAATGCTCGCATGCCAATTCGGGTTCGCCTTCGCCCAGGAAGCCTCATTCCTCCAGTTGTCTCCCTCATCTAGCGTCCATATGACGCCGAACAACTCGTCCTTGGGCGTGCCCTCCAGCATCTTGATGACGTCGCCGCGCACCTCGTAGCAGATGCCCGCCGTGTCCGTTCCTGCTGTGGTGATTGCCCAGATAAGCGACTGAGGCCGCTTGGCCGCTCCGGTGATGAGCACCTCCCATAATTCGCGGGTCCGGTGGGCGTGCAACTCGTCCACCACCGCCACGTGGATGTTCTTGCCGTCGTGGTTCTTGGCCTCGCGCGAAAGGGCCCCGAAGGTGGATCCGCTCTTTTGCTGGCTGATGGCGTGGCTGCTGATGCGCAGGCCGAGTTTCTCGATGAGCGCCGGCCGCTTGCGAAGCATCCGCTCCGCGTCCCCGTAGGTGATGCGCGCCTGCGCCGCCGTGGTGGCCGCCGAGTACACCTCGGCCCCTGACTCGCCGTCAGCCGCGAGGCCGTACAGGGCGATGCCCGAGGAGAGGAAGGACTTGCCGTTGCCTCGGGGCACCTCGATGTAGCCATACCTGAACCGACGTGACCCTGTGTCTCTCAGGACCCACCCGAAGGCGGTTGTCACCACGAAGCACTGCCACGGCTCCAGCCGAAAGAGGGTGCCGGCCAAGGGTCCCTTGACGTGCGGGAGCTGTTCGAGAAAGCGGCACACCCGCCCGGCCTTGCCCTCGTCGAAGCGGTACGGCCAGTCCCCCTCGGCACGCTTCAGGTCGTCGAGCTGGCGCTGGCAGGCGAGCCGCACCCACTTGCACGCGGGCACCGCGCCGGACAGGACGTCCTCGCAGTAGTCCAGCGCCTTGGCGACGTGCGGGTCCATGCTCAGGCGGCGAACTCGTCCAGCGGGTCGCCTGCGGTCTGTTCGCCCAGGGCGCTCACCCTCTGCCGCGCCGCTGGGGTCAGGCCGAACTGGGCCAGTTCCGAGGCCAGTTGCTTCTTGAAGGTGGCCAGCAACTCCGCCTCGGGCCGCTTGCGCACCACCTCGCCGCTCTCGGTGCTCACGGTGAAGGTGAGGCCGAGGGCCTGGAGCGTTGCGCGGAGGTCCTCCACCAGGGCGAGCGTGTAGACCATCTGCCGAAAGGCCGGCAGGTCGCTCGTCGTCACGACGCGCATGGGGGCCACCACGGCGGCCAACTCCTCCCAGGCGGCCTGCTCCCGCTCCGTGAGTCCCGGAGGGCAAGGCAGGGCGTCCAGGGCCGTTGCTGCGGGTGCGGCGGGGTTGGACCTGTCGGGACGGAGCGTGCCCTCCATCCGCTTCAGGGCCTCGGGCTTGGGCGGTCGTCCAACCATGAGGGCAAGCATCGCCCTCCGTGCGGACCAAAGACGAAGGGCCCCGGTCTCCCGAGGCCCTCGCCTGCACCGCGCCCCTTGTGCGAGGGTGAACCCACCTACGGGGAGGGAGGACTCCCGGCAGGGGTGCGCTTCTTCGTCAGGGCCCTCGCTTCGCGCAAGGCGGTGTCGCACACCTTCGCCGTTTGTTTGTAGCCCATTTCCTCAAGCCGAGCCTCGGCGGTGACGAGCGCCTCCTCCAGCACCCGTACCGCATCCCGGAGCGCCGCCTCGTCTCCCTGTGCGACAGAGAGCGCATCCAGCAAGTCCCGAACATCCTGCCATGAATGCGCGATGAATGCTGCGTTCGCCTCGCGCGTCCCAGACCGCAGGTGGCGCGTCGTCAGCCCGATCGTCGCGCTTTGCGTCGGCCACGCCGTGGCGACTCCCGGTCGACTGCCATCCGTATAGGGAATTACCTCCGACTCGGGTGGGTCTATGTCTCCACCGTCAACCACCCATGGGCCCTTGGTCGCCGCAGCGTGTCGCTTGCGGATCTCGCTCAGCCTCTTCGTGTCCATGTGCTACCTCCTTGCCGGGTTCAGCCGACATAGCAACGGTCGCACGGCTGGCGGGCGAGGGCAAGAAGGCGGCGGGAAAAAGGTCCGGAGTTTTGGCGGCGCGAGAATTTGGCTACAACGCGGTCTCCTAGGCCGAACTCCACAGAGATTTTGCCCACCCCCGCCTACATGCAACTCCGTTACAGTGCAGCTGCACGGCGTTACCGCCACACTGTACGGAATCCGTATCCCACATCACGCTGCGTCATGCCTGCGACGTCCCGCAGGCGATGCGCTCGAACAGCTCGCGAGCCGACACCTGCTCCTCGGTATGGTCGTCATAAATGCGCCCGTCCGCGACGACATGTGCCGCCTTCTCAATGGCCGCAAGGTCGTCCAGGGCATCGTGCGCCCAGCCTCCCGCCATGGTCCCGCGTAGTTGCTGATCGTACCGCTCCAGGAACGCACGAATGCGCTTGGTGCTCATCGCCCGAACCCTCCATCCTCGGTTGCCGTCTTGTGTGAGTGGCAGGGGGTGCAGAGCGCCTGCCAGTTGGTTCGACTCCAAAACAATTTGTCGTCGCCCCTGTGCGGGATGCAGTGGTCGACCACGTCCGCAGCGGTGACCCGCCCGTCCTCCTTGCACTTCACGCACAGCGGATGCTCTCGTAGGTAGGCGACGCGCTCCTTGCGCCACTTCGAGCCGTATCCGCGCTGGTGTGCCGTGCCCCGCTCCTGCTCCTTCTTGCGCGCGTGCTCGGGGCAGCGAGGGGCGCCGCGCACGGTTGCGCGGCACCCGGGTTGACCGCATGGGCGTGGGGCGGCGAGGGGCATCAGGCGCGACCCCACACCTAGGTTGTGCCGCGCCCGGGAAGCACAACCTTCCTCGCGCGATGATACTCCTTCGTGGTCGGGAATGCGGTCCCTGCGCGGTCATCGCTTGCCCATGTCTTGCCGATGGAGACCAGCACCACGAGGAGGCTCTTGGCGTGCGCCTCGCACTCGGGATTAGGGCAGAACGCGGTTCCCCGCAGCAACATGCCGACGTGACACTGCGGGCACAGGTTCGACATGTCGGGCACAGCCTGATGGACAAGCATGACCGAAAGGTATCACGCCGCAAGGGTCTGCGACAGAACTACTACTTCTGACGCGCGCCTGAGCGCCCGCTGGACGGTGCGCGGGCTGACCTTCAGCGCCTCAGCAGCACGAGAGGCGGAGCCGAGCCGAGCCACTGCAGACACCGCCTCGGCGACGGCAAGGGTCGGGCGCCGGCCGACATGCACGCCGCGGCGCCTCGCCGCCGCCTGTCCCTGCCGCACGAGCTCGCCGTGGGCGAGTGAAGGCCCGAGAGTCCTCGCGGCCTTGAAGAGGACCCGCCGCGCCTCGTTGAACTCGTCGTCCTCCTCGGCGAGGCCGTACGCCAGGGCCGCCTCCTCGAGCCGCTCCTTCGGCGACAAGCGCTGTTCGATAGCGCCGACCTTTCCGGTGCGCTGCTTCTGCTTCTGGTGGGTGTCGCAGTAGGTGCGGGACTCGCGCGTCTCGCGCTCACAGCCGGGGGCTTCACAGTAGGATGTCTCGGGCATGGGTCGAATGGTACCCAGGCCGAGGAGTCGCGGGCAAGGCAAAGCGCCTAGAAGCCCATCGCCTTCGCCAGCCACAGCAATCCGAGCCACAGGCCCACGGCCAGAGCGAGCACGCCCGCGAGTTGACCCGCCAGAACACCGCCATGCGTCGGCTTCATTTCCACCACCCCAGGACAGCGAAGAAGAGGCCGCCCAGCAGGAGCCACGGCGCGGAGTCGTCCCCACCTGGGCGAGCGCACGTGGCCCCGAGAGCGCCGCCAGCCATGCAGGCGGAGAGGCAGCGGGCGAGGGTGGGGCTGGTCACGAGACCGTCCGGATGACAATGGCCACGCCGTCGACCTGTCCCCGACACCTCATGCGCTCCTCCTGAAACCACAGCATGGTTGGCACGAAGCGCGAGCCCACGGCGCGCAATACGTCCTTCAACCCCAGGCTGTCGTTGCCGCTTGGCCTCGTCTCGATGTCCACCAAGGTCATGCCCCGACGATGCACGCCCCGCGAGCGCTCGGCAAGTTCTCTTCCCGGTGGAGTCTCGGCTGCACGTCCGACGAAGCGACACGAAGCGGCCTCCGGCGGCCCCTCCCGCGAGCCGGGGAGGCTCGGGACACCGGCCAACAGCGGCCGGGTCCCAGCACCGCGCCTCATAACGCAGTCGTTCCCGTTCCCGTTATCTTCCCTTCCCTTTCGTTAGCGGCGAATCTTGCGCGTAGCCTGCGCGCGGCGTAGGTTGTCGGCATGAACGGGAGACGTGACTTGAGATACGACTTCTTGCAGGTGACAGACGAGATGTTGGACGTGCGAGCCCCGGCGCTGGCACGGCTGCTCTCTGTCGGTGGCCGCAAGGTGGGGCGCGGAGAGGCGCTCGCGCTGGTGCTGGACCTCGAGCGCTACGTGGTGCGCCGCGTGGATGACGAGGCCGCCGACGTCATGAAGGAGTTCGACGCCTGCGCCCTGCTTCCAGAGGAGCGAGCGGCGTCCATGGTGTCACTGGCGTGCGGGTGGCCTCTCGCCAAAGCACAAACCGTAGTCGATGCGCTCGCGGACGCCGACGTGCGCGTACTGGAGTGGGTGCAGACAAAGCACTTCAGCGGCTGGCGCGTGCGCGGCATCGCCGAGCGCTACGGGCGGTTCGCCAACATGAAGCGCGCGAGTCGGGAGCGCACCCGGAACAACGACCGGGCCCGCGCTGCCGGCTGGGAACCCGGGGAGGGCAAGGAGTGGGTGCACACGAAGACGGGCGAGGTGAAGCCGTCCCTGCGCGACGTCATCGCGACGCTGGAGGGCGGGCAATGACGCGCGTCCTCATCTTCGGTTCCCGCTCGCTCGGCTGGAAGCACCTGCCGGTGTTCCGCGTCGTCGCTGAGCACGCGATGACCGCGAACGCCCCGCCGCTCGCCGAGTGGATGGAGATGGCCGGCGTCTGGCGGCTCGCCCAGTTTGTCCAGGGCCCGCTCACCCTCCTCAACGGCGACGGCCCGCCGGGAAAGGAGCGCGGCGCCATCGGGGCGGACAAACTCGCCGTGCTGGCCTGCATGGAGGCGTGGCCCGAGACGCAGCGCCGGATGCGCTGGTTCCCGCCTGAACCCAAGGGCGGCGAGACGTGGGCCCAGGCAGCCGCGCGGCGCAACCGCGAGATGGTGGAAGCGAAGCCGGATCGGGCCTACTGCATCCACACGGACCTCGACGCCTCGCGTGGGTCATCGATGACCGCCTCGCTGCTCAAGTCGGCTGGGCTGCCGTTCTGGTACGTACGCTGCTCGCCCGCTGGCGCTGTCCTCTCGGTCGAGTTGCGCTGATGCATCAACTGCCTGCTTGACAAGCCACGGCTTGCGCCCCTATGGTTCGTTCGTGGGCCGAGGGGCCCGGGAGGAAGACCATGGTCAGCGACGAGGTTAAGAAGACGAAGGCGGCGATTGCGGCAGTGCTGGGGAGGTGCCGCATCATCGTCCGGCAGCGCCCCCACGGGACGAGTTGCCTCGACGTCTTTATTCCGGAGGCGCACTACAAGGACAAGGAGACGCGCGAGAAGGTGGCTGAGGCCATCGTCGCCACCACGGGCCGGGGCGTTGTCGGCACGCGCGGCTCGGATGGCTACGCCGCTCCCTACTACAACCTCTCGTGGTCGTGAGGAGCGCCATGGAACTGGAGCCCATGAAGAACGCCGCCATTTCCGCCGCCATCGTCAAACAGCGCCTCGCGGGCAAGTCTGTGCCCGAGGCGATTGACGCCGTCCTGGGCGCGGGCACCTACGCGAAGTTGGCTGCCGGCCTGTACGCTGGCCTTCGGGCGAAGGCTTCTGGTTCGGAATCGTAAATCAGCGGCTTGACAAGCCTTGGCTTGCGCTGCATAGTCCTCTCATCAACGCGGCGCTGCCGCAGGGAGAAGAGCCATGGACTACCGCAAGCTGCCGACCGCCACGCTGAAGCAGATTGAGGCCGCCGCCCGTCAGGAAATTGCGAAGGGCGAGGCCGAGGGGCGCCCCGAGGACTCGAAGCCCATGCGCATCCGCTACGGAGTCCTCGGGGCGGTGAGCGCGGTTCTCGCCCAGCGGTAGCACCACCCGCCGGGGCGCCAGCACGGGCCCCGGCTCACGCAGCACCGGGCCGAGGGGCCCATAGGGAGGAACCAATGCACCCAAACAACCGCACCAGATTCAAGACGCTCGACAGGGTCGCGGCAGACCCGCGCGTCAAGAAGGTCTATCAGGACTCCGACGGCATCTGGATTGACCTCGCGGAGGGCTTCAACTTCGAGGACTGCTCGTCCATCCGCCGCGACACCGTGCGCGAGGCCCTGAACGACTTCGCCCGAGTCGAAGAGGGGTCGCCGTGAGCGTGCCCGCCTGGAAGTACGACATGGACACCGGAGACGTCCTGACGGCCGACGGGGAGACGGTTGTCGCTCGGGACACCCTGGATGACGAGACTGGGTTGCTCATCGCCGCCGCAAAGGACACGGCCGCTTGGGCCCAGAAGGCGCGCAAGGTCCTCCGCGACGTTGCCGGCTGTATTCACACCGACCAGCCGGGGCCTTGTGGCGATTGCTACGGCTGTCGTGCTGCTGCGCTCTTGCCACCCACCTAGCGCCTCACCAGCGCCAGCCCGGGGCCTCGTGCCGGGCAGGATGAGATGGAGTTCAAAACGAAGGCTCAGGCCCAGTTGGCCATCGACGGCCATGAGTCGCGGGCGAAGAAGTGCGACGAGATGGCCGCGTGGCAGCGCGTTGCGCACAAGCGCGAGCACGAGGAGAACGCCGCCCGCTATCATCGGCGCAAGGCCGAGGAAATCCGCGCCCTGCTCCCGAGCCTCCCGGAGCCCACCTGATGCCCCCGCGCAAGACGATGACGTTTCGCGAATGGCGCGAGTCGAAGGGGTGGACGCAGAGGCAGGCAGGCGAGCACTTCGGCTGGAGCCAGCAGCGGCAAGGGCAATTGGAGAGGGATGGAACCGATAGCCTTGGCGTGGTGGACTACGTGAAGGCCAAGACGGGCGGCAAGGTCACGCGCCTGGACTGGCCCGAGGCGGAGTACAAGCCCAGCCACACGGCAACGAGACGCCCCGACCCTTGACAAGCCACGGCTTGCTGGCGTAGGGTTCCTGTCACGCAGCGGGGAGGCCCGCTGCAGGGAGGACGCATGGAATTCAAGACGAAGGCCGAGGCGCAGCGAGCGATTCAGGCGGCACAGGACGAGGTAACCGCGGCATTCCGCAACCTCCAGCGAAACGTCACTATGGGAAAGCGTGCGCGCATCGAGCATTGGAAGATGGAGGTCCGGACGCGGCAGAAACGCGCCTGCACCGAAGCCGCCCGAATCCGCGCCCTGCTGCCCACCCTGCCGGACTAGAGGACGACATGAAATGCCGATGCGGCTGCGGGGATGATGCGGTGTGGTTGGTGAGCGGCTTCGACTACGACCCGAAGGCAAGGGACAAAAAGGGGAGGCCTTCGAAGACCCCTGTTGCGAAAGCTCGGCGCGCTACATCGAGGAATCGAGCGCCGAACTCGGGTTCCCCTGCTCCAAGAAGCCCCTGTAGCGCCCGGCCCACGCTCCCAAGGCGTGGGCTTCGGGCGTTGCGGGCGAGGGCCCGGGAGGAGCAACGACATGGCGATACGGACGGAACCGGCGTACAAGTTGGTGGATCACCCTGAACTCGGAGCGCTGGCGCAACTCGTCAACGCGCTGGAGGTGGCCTTCTGTGGAATGCAGGGCAGCGGGCGCGAGGTGTGGCTGAGGGCGATTGAGCGCGACGCCACGCACCTCGCCGAAGTTGCCCGAGCCATGCAGGCGGGCGCGGCGAACGAGGTGACGCCGTGAGCGACGCCGACACCATCTCAACCGCCCTGGCCCGCATCCGCGCCGCGCACCGCCGCTCGGGTTGGGTGGAGTGCCGCAGTCGCACGGCTCAGGTGTACTGGGGCGATGGGTGCTCCGACTGCCGGCCCGAGCTGGACCTCTCGGAACAGCACGTCGCCAATCGCGCCGACCTCGCCGTGCGCGCTTGGAAGGATGGACAGCGATGAGCCCCGCCCTCTCCCTGGTGCCCGAAGAGGAGATGACCACCGAGGCGCTCGCGCAGGGCATCTCCGACGTGCTGGCGGCCAACCGGGAGGAGATTGACCGCCTGCGTCGGGCCCTCTTCGCCGTGGGCACGCTCACCGGCCAGCTCCGACAGGACGTGGACGACGGGGCCACGCAGGCCACGATTGCCGCGGCCCTGGAGTACATCCGCAACCGCGCACACGACGCACTGGAGCAGAGATGAGTGAGAAGGAAAAGACCCTGCGAGCGCTACTGGGTAGCATCCCGCTGTGGAACGAGGTGTCCGGCGCCGTCACTGCCCTGGACGAGTTGCTGGCCGAGCACCGCGCCGAGGTGGAGGCACTCCAAGACGAGTGCGCTGGTTCGCAGGGCGGCGGCGAGGTGTGCGGCGCATGCGCCGGGTGTGTTCGGCTGCTCAGGAGCGAGCGGGACGCCATCCGCGCCAAGGTGTCCAGCACCCGTGACGCGGCGCTGGAGGAAGGGGCCCGAGACCTTTGGGCCCACGCGGCATGGCTTCGGGAGGACGGGGAACGCGTGGGCCCAATCTATGCCGAATCGCACGCCAAACGACTCCGAGCCCTGAAGTCCAGCCCCGCCGAGAGGTTCTTCAGTGAAAGCGAGGTGCGGGAGGTGCTCAACGAGGACCCGACCTACGGACGGGCCCCGGCCTACATGAGCGGTGACGAGGCTTCGGCGTGGGAAGATGGCTGGTCGGCCTCGTCGCGACATGCGGCGAAGCGCCTCGGCGTGGACCTCGACGCCGCGCAGGAGACGTGCCCGGGGACGATACAGATCATCCGCTCCGGCGATTCCGAGGCGTTCCCGTGCCGCAAGCCCAAGGGACATGGCGGCGACTGCGACCCAGTCCCCCGCGGGAGCATCACCCTCGCCGGCCGGCCGTACCCGCCAGGACAGGTATATAACGAGTCTGAGCCGCCGCCCCGCCTCCTGGGCCAGTGCGCCGGCTGCGACGCCCAAGCAGACGACCCGGCGGGTCAACACCGGTTCTCGTGCTCGGTCTACGGCAAGCGGACGACGCGGGTCGGCGCAACGAAAACCGCCGAGGGGTTCCGGGTCGCCGAACCCGCCCCCACTGACTCGACGCCACTGGATGCCTGCGAGTGCGGCGGCCGGAACAGTCGGTGTCGCCGCTGCGACGGCACGGGTTTCTACCGCGCCCATCAGGAAGAGTAACCCGAAGGGCCCGACGCCGAAAGGTGCCGGGCCCTTCGGGTGTCTACCGCTTGCGCCACCCGGGCGAGGCGAGGCCGAAGAGCACGGCCACGTCGGTGATGGCGTCGGCGGCCACCTGGGCAGGGTGACCCACCGGGAAGGCCCTTGCGGTCACCAGAGCTGCGGCGACGAGCGCGGTGAGCCACGGGACGGCCTTGGGCGGGATGAGCGCGCCGTGGGCGGGTTCGGGTTGCTGCTCGTTTTTGAGGACGGGTCGCCCCTCGGAGAGGGACACGGCGGGGTCGGACATGCTGCCTCCTGTGCCGAGCGAAGGCTCGGCTAGGGCGGCAGCGTACCCCGGGCCGAGCGTACTGGGAACGCCGGCTGGCTCCGGAGCACCTCCCGGACGTCGCTGCGCACCTCGAGCACCACGGCCCGGACCTCGCCCAGCGTCGCCGCCTGCACGTCCAGGCGCCCCCTGTCCACCGCGGCCTGGGCCTTCAGGGCGTCCACCTCCGACCGGAGCGCGCTGTTGTCGATCCGCCCCTGGTCGATGTCGCGCCGCATGAACTCGGTTTTCATGAAGAGTCCACCGGCCAGCACCGCCACGCCAAGCACGCTCGCCAATACCTTCCAGGAAAAGGTGGTCTCGTCGTTGATGGCGACGACGTGACGTGTCGGAACCGGCGGACCCGGGGCGGGTTGCTGACTCATGCCCACACGGTGTCACAACTGACTCACGCAGAGCAAGCAGGCATGTGCGCGAGGTGCTCGCGCCGCCCGCAAGACGAAGGACCCGGGTTGCCCCGGGCCCTGTCCGCCGCGCCGTGGATTCGAACCACGCTCCTCCGCTTTTCGGCGGCGGCCGAATCCTGCTCGGCCCCTGCGCCACTTCCTAGGCTTCATCCGTCCGGGGTGCGCACCCCTCGCGGACTCCGCTTCGACATACCTCAGACGGTACGCCCGCACGAGCCCCGACGCAACTACCGGCGCAGGGCGGTCAGGCGAATCAACGTGCCTTCGATGTCCGTCTTCCCCACGTGTCCGGTCATCACGCGGCGTACCTCCTCCAGCGTGAACACGGGCAGAGCGTCGGTGAGGGCGGCACGAACCTGCTCCAACGCAGCGGAGTACGTGGCAGGCGTATGCCCCTGAGCCAGGATGGCGCGCAAAGCCGCGTCCTGCGCCCCCATGCAGCGCTCCAGCAGGGAGAGGGCGGCATGCGCCCGCTGGTCCCTCGTGCTGTCGTTGAGGTAGGCGCGCACCACTGCGGCAAGGACAAGGTACACGCTCGCACGCCGAAGTCCAGAAAGACGAAGGCCCACGGAGAGGGGGGTCCGTGGGCCTTGCCTGCCTCGCTTCTAGGGCCGGGAGGGGCGTCCCGGTGGGTATCCTCATGCGACAAGGGCGGGGAGTCGCCCGACGGAGTCCGCTACCTCCGTCAATCCGCATGCGTTCGACCCAGTCCCCTACCTACGCCGAGTCCGGGCCCGGCGCAAGTTCTCCGTCAACCCGTGCGAGGGATGCGGCGGAACGTGTTCGGTCCCTCGCCTTCCTTGCAGCGCACCGCGAAGTCGCGACGGTGCGGAGTCTCGGCGCTCTCGTCACGCACGTCGAGGTCGTAAAACACCGCGCCGTCCTCGCTCTTGACGAGACCCGTCACCTTGGCGGGCAGATCGTCGCCCGAGCCATCCGCCGTGACGTACACGACAGCGTCTCCGACAGCGGGTTCGGGGCTGCCGTAGCGCTCCGTGTCGCGCGCCCTCTTGCCGGCCGCAAGGGAAACCGCCGCCTCCTCCAGGAGGCTCGCTGCCTTTGCGGCCTCGGCCGCGCCCGGCCCCGCGGCAATCCCGATGCGAGCGAGTTTGGTCCTGTACAGCGCCTTGCCTGTCGCCTCTTGCGCCTCTTCGATGCTCATGGCTCTGCTCCTCTCGTGCTGCTGTGAAGACGCTCTGCGCGTCGGTTGCTACCCCTGCGCCCCGGGCTCGTCGGGCGGCTCCGCATCGGGATGGGAGAGCGGGAGGGCCGGTTCCGTCTTCGCGTCCTCGGGTGGGGCCTTCGTCGCCTCTCGCGCCTTCTTGGCCTTCAGCGTGTCTCGGAGTCCATCGACCCCAACAGCCGGCGTCACGGTGTGCGTCGCCTCGTCATCCACCCCGCGCGCCTCGGCCTCAACGTCGGCCTCCAGCGCCTCGCGGAGACGTGCGGCTTGCTCCGAGCTGGGCACGCCGATGGTCTTGAAGGCGTTTTTGATGCTCGTCTTCTTGATCATCTCCGGACGATGCTTGCCGCCCCATGGGCCACCCTTAGGCGCGCCGGATTCCACGCGCTCGATGTCGTCCAGGTAGATGAGGCCCTTGATGACGTGCTCGCCGCTCGGCAGCAGGACGCGGGTGTATGCGGCGATGATGGCCCCGCGCTTGTCCGTCGCCTTCTTCGGGATGAACGGCTTGTGGCGCACGCGCGGCCGGTCTCCCTCGTCCACCTCGAACGCATCGTTCTCGTACACCAGCACGGGCGACATGTCGCGCACCGCGCCCGCGAGCACCGCCAGCGCGACGAGTCCCTTGTAGCCCGGCACGAAGGTGCACTCCCTCCCGTAGGGCACAAGGTACCCATGCCCGAGCGCACCGCCAGCGACGTCGATTCCAAGCTTCGCCGCCTTCATCACGGCGATGACAATGGAGCCCCGGTCGCAGGTCATCAGGCTCGGCTGCTGCGCCAAGGCCAAGCCCACGGAGGCCTTGAACCGCTGCGCCGTCATGTCGGGCGGGAGCAAGTCCTCCAGCTTCGCTTGCCGCGAGCTGATGTCCTCCATGATGGTCAGGAGCATTTTGTCCACGGGGCCTTGCTGCGTCTTCTGAATCGCCTGCGTCGTCATCGCTTTCCCTTCGAGATGGCGCGGGGGGCAAACGGCCTGTTCCCCTCCGTCGCCTTGGTGTGCTGCTTCACCAGCGCCCGCATCCGCGCGGCAAACGCCGGGTCCTCGTCGTCCAGTGCGGCGAGCACGGCCTTCCAGTCCGTCGCCGTGCCGGGTTTGTTCTGCCTCCAGTCGATTCGCTTCCAGCCGCTCTCCTCGGGCAACCCATTCACGCCCGGGGCAGCACCCACCAGCAGTTTCGCCCGTGTTTCCCACAGCGCCAGCCTGTCTGTCGCCGCCGCCTGCTCGGCGTGAGCGCGGAGGTACTCTGCAAGCAGCGCCTGCCCATCGGGCGGGAGGGAGTTGAAGTCCAGGTGCTCGCTCGTCTCGTGGCGCGGGAAGCGACGCTTGATGGCCTCCAGGTCGTTTGGGAGCGCGGTTACGTCCGGGGGCCGACCGGTGAGTACGTGGTCCACCCAGAAGCGATCCACGGCCTCGGAGAGCAGGCCGTATGCCTCCGCGTCGAAGTGCACTACGTAGAGCCGAAAATCACCAGCGACGAGCGCCGGCACATCAGCTCGGTCGTCCTCCGCGAAGCCCGTGCGCCGGCCATGCCCCATGTACCACTGGGTCTGTGCAAGGTACTGCGCGGGGATGGCGTCCGTCCCGTCATCCCCCCAGAGGTGGGCCACGCTCGCACCCGCCGTCTTGGCTTCGACCACGCGCGCGACGTCGTCCGACGGGCCCGGTCCCCAGGAGACCGCATCGATGCTGGCGCGGAGGTGCGGGCGGCCACCGTCGCGCATGATGATGCCCTTCTGCGTGCGCCGCCCCGTGGTGTCCGCGTACCACTGGAGCACGACGGGTTCCAAGCGCCGGCCACGGTCGGCGTAGGCGCTCGCGCCCCCGTCTACGCCGTGGACGATCCGCTCCCAGACCGCATAGGCGCTGGCGTACGGGTTGACCCCGGCGATGGCAGCCACGTCGCTCCCGCCCACCTTCTTCATGTCCTCCGGGCTCAGGCTCATGGCTTCTTCACCTTCCGCATCTCCTCGCGGATGAAGCCTTGAGCCATCCGGAGCACGTTGGCCTCAGCCGCCCACCGCTCGTACCGCCCAGCCTCCCGCCCGATGCGGCGCAGCAGTCTCTTCAGCACTTCGCTCGTGTCGCTCATGTCGCCTCGGATTCTAATGCGGCGTCTGACACATCCCAGCAGCAGCGCGGCGGGATGCGTCCGGAACAGTCGGTGAGGTACGTCGCGCCGTGCTGGCACCGCATTTCGTCCCGCTCGCGCAGTAGCGGCGCGTGGTACAGCGCGCCGATCGGCTTCATGCTCCCGCACTTGGCACAGGGCTCGACCTTCACGCGGGAGGTCACCACGACGCCACCGCGTCAACGTCGTCCTCCACGGCCGGAACGCGCGTCGCCCACTCCAACGCCCACTGCGCCGTCTCCCGGACTTCGCGTCGCGGGTGGTGGAGGAACGTCGTCACCAGCGCTGACCACTTCGAGTCGAACCAATTGACGCGGCACCAGAGGCACAGGTCAACCGACACGGCGCAGTCTGGCCCCGCCATACCCGGGAAGATGAGCACCGGCCGAAGGAACACGCGCCGGTCGCAGTGTGCGCAGTCGCCAAGATGGTCACGCTTCATCGCCCACCTCCAGCGTCCCGTGCGGCGTGCTCTCCATCTTCCCCAGCGCGGCGGTGAGGGCTAGCGTCGTCGGATGCCGGTCGGCTCCACGGCGGGCGCGACCCAGCCAACGGACGAAGCGCGCCTGCTGTCGCGCCCGGGGCCCAGGCGCAAAGAGGATGGCCTGTCCCTTCGCCCAGCATGGCGCGGGGCAAATGTCTGCTAGACCTTCCGTTGGTTCGGTCTCCATCCACGCACCGCACCGGATGCATCTCAGGCGGAGGAGCGTCATGACTCGACAACCTCGACGGCGACGATGTCGAACGACGAGGTCACGCCAGCGGCAGCGCGAGCACGCCGCACTTCCTCCTTGGTGAGGTCGGTAGGCGACTCGTCCGGCCCATGTTCCACCTCAAGCTCGACTTCGCACTCGCTGCGCAGCGTGACGCGCACCTTGGTCTTCACGGCTTCACCTTCCTCGCCTCGGCAACGGCCTTGCTCAGGAGTTGCGGCGACACCTTGCGCTGGGCGGCAGCGGCGATGATGCCATGCCCCTCCAGCACGTCACCCACCGCACTGCGAAGGCGCCTCTCCCGGTCGACGTCCTTGCGCGGGCTGCGGCGCTCTTCGTTCTGGCGGGCGTTCACGACGCCTCCGCGTTGTTGATGCGCTTCGCCCACTTGCGACGGAACTTGTCGACCTCGCGCATCCCACGCTCCTTCAGGCCGAGCTGAAACCAGCCACGCACCTTGTCGTCCATGATGGAGGCGCGGAACTCGTCCGAGCGCCGCCACTCCGGTATGTGATGCTCGCAGAGCCCTTCCTCCTTAACAGGTCGCTCGCAGGTCTCGATCATGCACGGCTTGTTCTTGGGCACGCTGCCTCCATTGGCGCCCCTCGGCGCTCATGGCCAAGAGGTACACCAGAACATCTCGCGGCGCAATATCTTGCGCGTCGCTTTCTTGCGGTGCATTCTCTGCGCATGTCCAAGAACAGCCCCCGTGCCGCTGTGCTGCTCGGCCAGCGTCTTCGCAAAGCCCGCCTCGCCGCTGGCCTTTCGCGGGCCGGTATAGCCCGCAACCTCGGCGTCGTCGAAAACTCCGTCGGCAATTGGGAGGCCGGCACGTCCGGCATCAAGGTGATCGACATGCTGAAATTCGCCAGCGCCTGCTCCGTGTCGCCCGCCTCCCTGCTGGAGGGGTTGTGAGCCTGGAGGACATCATCGCCGAGGTTCGTGCGGTGGATGCGCGCATTGAACAGCTCGCCGCGGCGGGGCCCCGTGCCCTCGCGTTTCCGCGCCACAACGCGGGTCCCGTGACCGTGTCGCCAGACCCGTCGAAGCCCGGGAGGTGGCGGGCCACCCGCTTCGACCGCGACATGGATCCGGTTGGCCACACTGAGGCGGCCGACTTCCGTGGCGCGCTGGAGGCCGCTCGACACGCTGGCGCCATCTTCGAGGAGACGCAATGACCCCGCCCACCGATCGCCCCATGCCGTGGCACGACACGGCACAGTGCGAGGACACCAGTAGCGGTTCTCGCTGCGCCGGCCCGATGGTTCCGGCTGACTTCGGCGACAACGTCTTTCCCGACGACCGCATTCGGTGCGCCGCCTGTGGCTCCGCCAGGAGCGGTCCTCCCGAGGACGTAAAGAAGACACTGCGCGCCCACCGCGCCTGGGAGATGCTCGAGGCTGGCGCCATCCATCCGGACCGCACGTGCTCGCGCTGCGGCTGGGTGCTGCCCATCGACTCCGAGCGCACCTGTCCGCCGTGCGTCAAGAAGGACATGATCGAGCGACAGGCGTCGCTGTTCCCGGAGGTGGCGTGATGGGTCTCGGTGATGACATGGGTGGCCCTGTCTTCGTCTGCGGCACGTTCCCGCGCGAGAGGCGCACGAAATGCAGCGTGTGCCGAACGAACTGGAGTTCGCTTCTGTGCGACGGCGAAGTGTCTCCCGGCAAGACGTGCGACGCGAAACTCTGTGAGATGTGCACCACCCGCCCCGCGCCGAACGTGGTGATGCTGCCAGACCACCGTGTCGGCGGATGGATGAACGGCGTACACCTCCTTCATCACGACAGGCGCCGCGCGCTTCGAGACCAGCGGCCTATGACACGCATGCGCGACGACGTGGCGAAAGACCCGAAGCGACCAACCAGAGTTGAGGTGCCGCCAGAGACGGTGGACTTCTGCCCGTCATGCGCTCGGCGTCCTACGAAACCGCGTCAGGCGTCTCTGTTCTGAAAGAACTTGCCTGCCGAGCGCGCAGGCAGTACCTTGAATCTCGTACCGCTGGCGACAACGCGACCGTCGGCGTAAGAACGAATCGACTCCATGTCCCCACAAGGAGTCCCCGGCCCCGTTCCTGAGTCGCGTCAGGTCGGGGCCGTGGTGTTTCTATGGCATCAGCATCCACGAAGCGTCGACAGCAGGCAGCGCGCGCCCTCTACCGGAAGTACGCCGGCACCCCCGCCGGCACCCCGGTCTCCGTTCACCGCGACAACGGCGAGCGGCTGGAGACCGTCACCATCTCCGAGCCCTTCCTGCTGGAGAACGCCTACGCGCTCGTTCAGGTCAAGGGCATCCCCGGCAACGTGAGGCTGTCTCGCGTGAAGTTCTCCCGGGGTGAGGGCTGACATGGGGGCCAACATCCGAGGGCTGACCCTGATCCGCCCGTGGGCGTGGGCCGTGGCGCACGCGGGCAAGGACATTGAGAACCGCACTTGGGAGCCCCCGTCCTCGCTGGTGGGCGGCTTCGTCGCCATCCACGCCGGCAAGAAGTGGGACGAGAATGCGGCCCTTGGCATCGAGCTGGAGTTGGGCATCCGCGTCCCGGACCAGGAGGACCATCCGTCAGGGGTTATTGTGGCCGTGGCGCGGCTCGCTGGCGTACAGCGCGAGGGGCTCGGCAACCCGTGGTTCTGCGGCCCTGTCGGCTGGCAACTGCGCGGCGTGGTCCAGATTGACCCAGTGCCCTGCAAGGGCGCCCAGGGCCTATGGGTCATCCCCGACCCCGTTCTCGTCGTGGTGCGGGAGCGGTTCGCCTCCGCTCGTCAGGCGGTGACGTCATGACCCCCGAGCAGGAGATCGCCGCGCTGCGTGGGGACGCCTCGCGTCAGGTCGAGAACTGGCGCGCCAACGTCGGCCGCTTCCCCCGGGCCTTCGAGCCGCGCCTTGCCGACCTCGTGCGCCGCTTCGGCGCGTCCCGGGTCGATCGCGCCATCGCCTCCGTGGCGGACCTGCGGTTGCGTCGCACTGCCGACCGCTGGGGGTACTTCCTCGCCCTGTTCGGGGAGGCGCCATGAGGCTCCCATTCCTCCAGGTAGCACAGGAGACCCTCACCAAGGCGCGCATGCTCGCGCGCTACGCCCGCATTGCGGAAGCACATGCGCTCGGCATCGCCGTGATGCTTGACGCATGGGGTCTGGAGATGCTCGGGGACGATGGGGTGGTTTCAGACTCGGGTCCCGCCGAGACGCTGGCGGCCGCTTGTTTATGGGACGGCGACGCTGATGCCCTCATGGGGGCGCTGGTTCGTTCCCGGGTGGTGGAGATGACGCCGGCCGGAGTCCCCCTGCTGCCCTCGCGCCTGCGCTATGCAGCGGCTCTAAAGGGGCAGGCCGACAGGTCCGAAAAAGCCAGCCGCGCCGCACGTGAACGCTGGGAACGGAAAAAGGATGCTCCTGGCATGCCCGCCGCATCGCCCGAGCAGTGCGCCCGCAATGCCAAGACGCAGACGCAGACGCAGACGCAGACGCAGACGCAGAAAGAAGAAACTGCTTCGCAGGCGCCTTCGTCGCCGCCCCCGGGGGAAGAACTGCCCGACGCGACGGACCACGCCGAGGAGGTTCGGCCTGTACTCGCCCTGGTTGCCCAGGAGGCTGGGCCGCCCGTATCCACCCGGAAGTCTCGCACCCCGAGCAAGGCAGAAACCCTCTACGCGAAGTTCGAGGAGGGCAGGGCGGTGTTGTGCGCGGCGGCGGGCGTGAGGTTCATTCCCTCCCGGTGGCCCTTCCCTCAAATCAACAAACTGCTCAAGTCCGTGGCGCTCGAGGTGGAAGCGAGCGAGGAAGCAAAGGCCTTGCTGATGGACGCCTTCGACGCCTACGGGGAGGACCCCGAGGGGCGAACCCGGGAGCCCCCGTTCTCGCTCGAGTGGTTTCTCCGGTGCCGTAGCAAGTACGAGGGACGCGCCCTGAAGGCCGCCGGGGGTGGCGAGTGAGCGCCGCCAGCGTTGTGCGCGACGAGGCCACGGAGCGGGCCGTCATCGCCTGCTTGCTCAATGGCGCCCGTCTGGACGACGTGGCGGTGCCGCCCGAGGCCTTCAGCGCACCGGCCTACCGAGCGGTCTACGATGCTGCATGTGAGTCGCTGCGGCGGTTTACGGCCGTGGACGCGGCCACCGTGCGCAGCGTGTTGGAGCTGGGCAAGGCGCCCGCCGAGGTGCTGGAACTGGTGGACGTGCTGGCTCTGGCCGACTGCCGCAAGGAGAACCTCCCCCGCTACGTTGACGGGTTGCTGGAGTTTCACGCCCGCCGCGTCGCCATCCGGAAGATGGAGGAGGCCATCCGCGACATGGGGAATCCGCGCGTCCGAGTGGAGGTAGTGGCCGAGTCGACCGCTGCTGTCCTGGGTACGCTAGGTGCGGGCAGGGAGGAGGCCAAAGGCGGCGAGGACGTGCGCGCCATCCTCTCGGACTACCGGGACATCGGCGAGGCGATGGAGGCCGACAAGGAACCGCGCCCAGCGTTCCTGCCCAGCCCTTTCGCGGGGCACGACTCGGGCGTTAGCCGATTCCGTGGCTTCCCGTCGCGCAAGGGCGTTTCGTGTCTAGGAGTCATCGCGGCACGGTCCGGCATGGGCAAGACGGCGGCTATCGCCACGCTGCTGCACTACTGGGTGTGTCGGCTGAAGAAGCGTGCGGGGCTCTTTGGGCTCGAGGACGGCACCCGGTGGCTAGTGGAGCGGTGGATAGCCAGAGACTTCGGAATGCAGTGGGGCGACGTAGGAAGCGTCTTTCCGGAGAACGCACTGCGACTGCACCGCGAAGTCCCGTGGTTCCCGCGCGACCTGTGCACCGCGCCTGGGAAGACGCAGGACTACTTCCAGACCGAGGTGACATTTCTCAACGCTCTCGACGGTTACGAGCGCATCCTGGACGAACGCCTGAAGCGACACGCGGCCGGCGGCATTGCCGCGCCACAGCTCATCGCAAAATGCCGGCGGTGGATTGACGAGGGTGCCGAGGTGTTGGTGGTGGACCACGGCCTCCAGGTGGACTACTCCCCCGGGCGGGACGAGCGGCTCGACTTCGCCATCGGCCGGAACATCCGGCGCCTCAAGGACCTGACGGAAGAGACGGGCGTTCCCATCATCCTCGCGTGGCACCTCAACAGGACGAACGGTGACGAGTCGCCACCGGCCATGGGGGACCTGAAGGAGTCGGGGTACCTGGACGCGAACGCGGCGACGATTCTCGGGCTGTGGCGCATGGGGAACCGAACCTTCTCCAACATCATCAAGTCCAGGCGCTCGGGTGGCATCGGAAAGGTGATTGAATTCTCCTGGGCGGGCGATTCAGGAATGATGGATCCGGACGCCTGCCGAGAAGTGGACTTGGCCAAGGAGTACGCGGACAAGCGGGCAGCACAAAAGGCGGCGGGAAAGAAGGGAGCGCTCCCACTATGACGGCGCTGGACGAGACGAGGCGGCGCGTGTGGTCCGTGGCACGCCAACTGGGTTCGGTGAAGGTGCGACGGGCGGCCCTGGCGTCGCTGAAGCCCGGCGACCTCGTGCACGCGGTGGACCCCGAGACGCACGCAATAATGGGCACGCGCGCGCTGACACTGGTGGATCGTCGCCGGGAGACCGCCACCGTTGTCTTCGGGCGGCCGGCGGCGCAACTGTTCGACTTCTGGCCCCTGCGCTACATCGCGGAATTGGAGGGTCGGAAGGCTTGGCTTTTCTCCGACGACGGACAGGAGGTTGAGCCATGGGTGGAGTTGAAGCCTCACGGCTTGCTGCTGGTGAGGGCGTGGCCACCGGAGGAGACATGAGCGGGCTGACGAGAGAGCAGAGCGGCGCGCTGCTGAAGTGGCTGAAGGCAGAGGCACTGGAGACGGCCGCCGAACTGCGCGACGACGGCTGGACCGAGGACGCACGCGGCCTGTGGAACAAAGGCAAGCACAAGCGACTGCACCTCTTTGACGCTGCGGAAGTGGCGATGCAGGCAGAGACGTGCGACAACAGCAACGCGGCGAGGGCTGCGCGGGAGGAAGCATGAACGAGGCAGAGAAGGCGATTCAGGACGTCATCGGGGAGACGAGCGCGGAACCGCACGCAGGGCGCGTCTGCGGTCCCGAAGCCAAGTGCAAGATCTGCGACGGCATCCGCACGCTGCAGAGATGTGCCCGCGCCGAGGGCTTCCGGGCGGCGAAGGAGAAGGCGGCGCGCATCGCGAGCGAGACGTCAGGTGGGCCCCAGGCGGTGGTTGCCGCCATCCGCGCCATGCAGGACGACGGGGGCGGGCGAATCACCACGGCCGAGAGCATGCCCGAGGACGCACTCGACTACTTCCGGGAGAGCGAGTCATGAGCGCCGGACAGGACTATCTCGCCCTGAAGAGGCGGTGCGAGGAGGCGGAGAGGGAACGGAACGCCTTCGAGGCGCAGGCGGCGGATTGGCAACGTGTTGCGAACGAGCAGGAGCAGCGGGCCGAGCGCGCCGAAGCGGACAACGCAGCGCTGGTGGAGGCGTTCTCCGACCGAGACGCGCAATGGGCGGACCGCGCCGACTGGCAGGGCTTCTGCCCGCTGCGTCGAACCGTCGGGTGCGAGGGCACGGACGGACGACTATCCGGCTTCGGCACTCCACGTCCGAAGCCGCACGGCGAGCACTGTCCGTTTCGGCTGCTCACCCAATCCCACCCCGGCGCCGCGCTGCTCGCCGCGGTGAACGACCTGCGCCGCCGCTTCGATGCGGCCACGGACATCGGCCTTGAGGCGTGCGAGGAACGCGATGCCGTTGCGGCAGTGCTGGACGACGCCCTTGCCGAGAACGCCGCGCTGCGCAAGGTGGCGAGCGAGGCGCGGCGGTATCTGGTTCACCCGGACGTCAGCGGAATGCCGCTGCGAGACGCCCTCGCCGCTGTCGACACCCTGAATGGAGGTGAGTCGTGACGCTGCTCGTGCTGCTGGTGCTGGCCGCCGCGCCCGTGAGGTGTAACGAGGGCCAGAAGGAGATTGAGGGGAAGTGCTACCGGCCCGTTCCGCCCCTCCGGCGCATGCCGGCCGGGGTTGCGTACTGCGCCGAGGGCCAGAAGAGCAACGGGCAGCACGGCATCCACCTCGTCTGCTACGAGTCCGTGAAGGAGAAGCGGAAGTGACCGTGTACGTTGACCGCCTCGTGCAGCACGACCTCTCGGGCAAATCGGCCACGGTGCGTCGCGTGTTCGCCGAGGGCTCGTGTCACCTCTTCACCGACTCGGCCGACCTGACTGAGTTGCATGAGGTGGCCGCCCGCGTCGGCATGCGGCGCTCGTGGTTTCAGACGGATGGCGCCATGCCTCACTACGACCTCAACCTGAGTCGACGCGAGAGCGCTCTGGCCGCGGGCGCGGTCAAGGCAGACCGCTTCACAACCGTCGAGTGCATCCGTATCCACCGCGCGGCGAAGGAGCGCAAGCCATGAGGAGGGGCGCCATGAGGGACAGGAGCGACGCCACGCACCGTCGCGAGATGGAGGCCCTCGGGTGGCTCATGCTGCCCGTGTCGCAGAAGGGGCGTCCGGACTACCTTGCGGCGAAGGATGGGCGCCTCGTGCTCATCGAATGCAAGGAACCCGGCGAACCCTTCACGCCCGAGCAGATGAAGACCTTCGAGCAGCTACGTCTCGCCGGGGTGCATGTCTGGGTACTGGTGGCGCCCGGGGATGCGCTGCGATTCTCGGGCGGGGTGCTGTCACCGTGGCACCCTGATGCGGTCGAGAGGGTCTGGAGCAAAGCGGGAGGCCGGAAGCGCGTCGACAAGCCGCACCGGCCGGGCAAGGACCGGGCTCGCACCGTGGACGAGCAGTGCGCGGCGGGCAACTGCGCCACGTCGAAGGTTCCGGGCTCGAAGTACTGCGCCCGCTGCGGTAAGGAGGACGCCGTGACTCCGGCGAAGAAACGATGACCGTCCTGGCCTTCAAGGCGGGCAACCACCCGCAGCAGACGAAGAAGGGGCGCGGAGACCCAGCCAAGGACGAGCGCTACACGGCGCTCTCGTACTTCCGGCCACTGCACGAACGCTGGGGCTTCACCGTCGACGCGGCCGGCTGCGAGGCGGCGCCTGCGTCACGCCTTGTCGGTCGCTGGTGGGACAAGGCGGCCAACGGGCTCGAACAGCCGTGGAATGGCGAGTGCGTCTGGTGCAACCCGCCCTACTCCAGCATCCGCCCATGGGTGGAAAAGGCGTGGGCCTCGCTCGCAGTCGTCGCGATGCTCCTTCCGGCGAACCGGACAGAGCAACCATGGTGGCAGGAATTGGTGGAACCCTATCGCGACCACTCCGGCGGCATCCTCCGGGCGAAATTCGAGGATGGGCGCGCAGTGTTCGGGACGCCAGAGCATCCGGACGCCGACACGATCGCGTGGAATTCCAGCGCGCCCTTCGGCGTGGTGCTTCTGACCTGGACCCGACCGGAGCGGGGCGATCTTCTGTTCGTGCCGTCCCGGGACCTTCTACTTGGTACTGTGCCGCCGCGACCTCGGCGCAAGCACAAGCGGTAGCCTTCTGGACTCCTCGGCGGGTGGTGCTAACTTGGTGATGCCCCTTCGTCGGGGCAGAAACGAGAGAGAGCCATGCCGGGATACGAGCAGCGAGCAGCAAGCAGCCGCGGACGCAGCGAGTGGGCCGATGAACAGGAGCGAGAGGTCCGAACGCGCCTCCATCTCTTCAAGGAGTACGAGGGCGGGGACATCTATGCCGCTCGCGACATCACCCACGCGAAGGAACTGTGGCATGCCGACACCGGCGAGAATCCGGACGAGAATACCGACTGGGGCGCCATCCCGGACGACAAGTCCCTGACTCTGGATGAAGACGGGGCGAAGGTCACCAAGGCGGCGGGGAAGTGGGCGGCGGAGATGGCATCCCCGGGTCTCTTCGGCGGGGAGAACTACTAGCGCGCACCCCTGTGTCATGTGCTCCGCCGGGGTGCATGACGAGCGCGGGCGAGGGCTCTGGCAACGGGGCCCTTCGTCTTTCTATGCCTTCACGAACGGATTGCCACCGGTGATGGGATACGGGCCCGCCGTGTCCCCCTGTCGCGCCACGCTCTGCACCCCGCCCGCAAAGCGAAAGGCCCACAGCGCCACGCCGTGAGCCTCGCCCGCGCCGGTGTCGTTGAACCTCTCCCATTGGTGAAGCGAGGTGGAGGTTCCCGGCGCAGCACCAGCGTAGCGCGAAGTCTCCGCCCGTGCCGCACCGAGGGACCGTGCTCGCCCGCTACCCAGGCGTCCCACATTGCGGAGCGGCTAGCCGCGGCCGACTCTTGACGCCATGCCTGCTGACCGCGTCGAGGTACTCACCGCCGAAGTCCTTGAGAGACACCTCCCGGCGATAGAGGACGCAGCCGGGCCGAACGTGGCGGTGCTGGTGAGGGAGGCGTTCCACGCGGCGCTCGAGCGTTGCCAGGAGGTGGCCAAGGCGCTCAACTTCGAGGGGCCGCTGTCCGACATTCCCAAGGCGGCGCGGGCCGTAGTGCAGGACCTGGAGCGACTCCGGGTGGACTTCAAGGAACTGCACGACAAGGCGCACGCCTTTGCCGAGCAGAACGCCGACCTGCGGCAACGGCTCTCGGAGGTCCAGGCGATGCTTGACGCGGTGCTGATGTCCCCGCCCGAGTCCCTGCCCCACTAAGACGAAGGGCCCGGAACCGAAGTCCCGAGCCCTAGTCCAGCCTCTTGTTCCCGCATCCCAGCGTTCACCGGGGCCAGTCGGACCACACGAGTTCCCCTTGAAGCGGTGGGTCGGGTGTGGCGCCTTGTCTCCGCGCGAAGCAATCTACACGTCTCTCGCCCTGACGCAAGATCAGTGCGTCGCCCGCGGTTCCGCCTGTGTCACCTGGGCGGCTCGCGCTGCCGCGCTCTCGATGAGGCGCTGCCCGGCATCCCATACCTTGGTCAGCAGTCCGCGTCGGATGAGTTCCCGGGCGATGGTGTCCGGCCCTGCCCTCCGGATGTTGACGGGCGTCGTCACCGTCGCCGTCTTCCCCGCCGCTTTCTTCGTCCTCGCCTGGCTCTTCTTCATCGCCATGAAATGCCTCCTGAGCTTGACGTTGGGCACGGGCGTGCTCAGGCGCAATGCCTACAGCACTTCGCCCGGCTTCGGTCCCTGACGCGGCATCGCGGCAGGGACGAGGCCGGGGCTGACGACGGGGAGCAGTCCCGTCGCTGCGGCCGGTGCGGTCTCACCCACGCCAACGCCCATGGCTGAGACGGCCCGAAGGAAATCGGCCAGCGTCATCTCCTGGCCCGATG